CGTGCTGCCCTTGGAGAAGATCACGATGAAACCGCTGGTGCCCTTGGCCAGGTCGGTTTCGATGTCGTCGGCCGTGCTGTCCTCGTAGAAGGTGAGGCTGGAGTCGGCTGCGGAGTCGTCGCCGCCGATCTTGGAGACGAATGTGGACGCCATGTCGGGCGTCTCGATCGGCGTGTTCTCCAGCGACCAGCCGTCGATCGCGGAGATCATGCCGGTGTAGTCGGTGCCTGCGGTGATCTCGGCTGCGGTCGGCAGCAGCGACGTCGACGCGATCGTCGGAAGGAACGAGATCTTCGTCAGGCCTTTGCGGTTGAACCTTGCCATGGTGGCCCCTCGCGGATAGGGGCCAAGAGGGGGCCCCTGCTACACGTGTTGGTGTGGCGGCCACCCGTGAAGGGGTGGCGTCCGCGTGGGGTCCCGCCGCGGTGCGGTCATTCGCCCGTCCCGAGGGTCAGGCGGGGGTCAGATCAAATCTGAACCTCTGTACATAGGTCATGATTGCAGCCTCTTGCTCGGACGTTCCCCCAGGCACCGCCCCCCACTCGACTTCCAGGGCACGCCGCATGCACGACAGCGCGGTCACGGTGAACGGGTGCAGCCACAGCCCGGTGTCCGGGTCACGGCCGAGGAACGTGGCGCGGGCTTTGTCGGCCATCCACTCCAACTGGTCCAGATCAGCGGTGGACTGGGCGACGGCCGGGTCGGGCCCGGACACGTGGGTGATCTGGTAGACGAACGATCCGTCCTCGTTCAGGTCGGCAAACGGGGCGCCGCTGACGCTCGTGTCCACGCTGTACAGCAGGTGATACGGCGGAGCCTGCCCGGTGGAGGGGGCCCGGCCGCGCCCGACCGGCATCCCGGACGCGGTGGCCAGCGTGGTCTCCACCCAGTCGGTGACGAGCCGCTTCTCGATCACGCCAGCACCTCCCCGACCACGGCACGCATCTGCTCACGCAACGCCGTCTCGATCGGCCCGATCGCCGGCTGAACGTGGGGAAAGGGAGGTTGGGCGTAGACCCTGCCCAGCGAATCAGGTCCGTAGAACCCGAACTCAAGGCGCCGTCCCTGCGGCTTGCTGGTGCCGATGGTGCACTCGGCTCCGTACGGGATTCCCCTAGTTTCAGACTGCCAGGATGCCCGGTACGCGCCGGTGATGACGTTCGGGCCCGGTCGGCCGGACGCGTTCTGCCGGATCCGGGCGACACCCACCCTGCCGACGTTCCGCATTCGCCGCTCGGTCACCTCACCGATCCGGTCGGCCGCCCGATCCAGCCGGTCGGCCATCTCCTCCAGGTCCATCACCCACCCCCTCCCGTGCGCGGCGCCTGCTTCATGTCCAACGGCGTGATCCGGACAACCTCCACCGTGGAGGCTCGGCCCGGGTCCTGGCAGAACCATTCCCGGCCGATCAGCGCAGTGTTGGCCGGGTTGTGCACGGTGACCACGGTGACGATGTCGTCGCGGGCCGGGATCGGCGCGTTCATCGGTGTGAGCAGGCGGGCCGGGGACATGGTCTCTTCCGCCCACGGCAGCGTGGAGCTCGGCAGGGCTCCGATGCCGCCCGGTGCGCCCGCGGCGAGGACTGCGGCCTTACCCTCGTACACGAGGTCGGGTTCGGGGTAGGTAAGGCGGCCGGTGGCCGGGTCGAGGACAGGGTCCCCGGTGGCGGGCCGCACGATCCGCACCGTGTCCACCATCAGGTTGCCCTCGATCCACGTGACGGCGCCCGCGAGAGCGTCGTCCAGGCCGGCCATCACTGCTCCCCTCTCACCCAGTCGGCGAGCTGCCGCAGCATGGCCCGCGTCAGGGCGTACTGGCCGTCGCCGAGGTCGTCCCGGTACAGGGCCGCGTTCTCGAGCGCTTCGGCGTCGACCGAGCTAAGGAACTCCAGGACAACCTGGCTGTCCGGCCGTGGGTCAGCGACCGCAACCCGGGCGAGGCCCTCGAAGGCGGCGCCGGCGGGCTGCCGGGTGTGCACGACCAGGGTGGGCAGGACGCCGCCCTGGATGTCGTGGTGGAGGCTGTACCCGGTGACCTGGTCCGGCGGGAGTGTGGCGCCGTCGAGGGTGATGGTGGCGTGGCCGGGCTGGGCATCGATACGGACGCCGTGCGCCTGCGGCTCAGCAGGTGTGTCGGTCACGCGTCACCTACTTCTTCCTCTTCAGGCTGGGGAACTTGCGCACCACGGCCTTCCTTACGGCCTTCTTCTGCGCCGGCGAGCCGTGAGCCGAGACCCTGGCCAGGGCGTTCCTCGCGTGAGGTAGATCGTCCATCCTGTACTTCTTCTGCTTCGGCAGGGCGAACTGCTTGCTGCTCATCGCCTTGCGGCCCGCCTTCGTGTTCCGGCGAGCGTTGGTCTTCCTCGACAGCTTCGACTTCCGGCTCTTGGTCATCGCATGTTCCTTCGTCGGCGGTCTCAGGGTCCGGCGGGAAGGGGACGGCGAGCGGCACGGTGCGCTGGAACATGACTGCTTCGTCGGTGATGAAGTTGCGCTCGCGGGTGCCGTTGGGGTGTTCGTAGTACTCGTGGAAGACGATGACGTCGATCAGCCAGGGGACGCCGCCTTGGATGGTTCCGTTCTGTACGGGCAGTACGTACACCGGGCGGTTGACTGCGACGAGTCGCGGGTCGATTCCGTTGGTCTTGAGCCATTCCTGGATGCGCTTCAGGCGCGGCCAGTCAGGGAGGCCGTGTCCGATGTGGATGGACTGGGCTTCTGGGGGCTTCACAGGGGCGCTCCGGAGAGGATGTTGTCGCGGCCGATCAGGTCCAGGCGGGGCAGGAACTCTCTGACGCAGTGGGTGTGGCTGGTGGGGTGGGCGAGGGCATCTTGGATGGTGCGCAGCGTGCGGTCTGCTTTGTCCTCGTCCTGGTGGTCACGCCATCCGCAGCCGTGTCCGTCCCGGACTTCCACGTAGCTGACTCCGAGCTCGTCCATCGCAGTGCGTACGGCGGCGGTGTTGGCGGTGGTGACGGCTTGCCAGGTGATGGCGGCGCGGGCCCAGGAGTCGACGGGGTGGCGGGCGTTGTTGGCGTACACGACGGTGTCGAGGGGGTGCTGCTCTCGGAGGGCGGCGATGTCGAAGGTGCCGCGGGTGGTGTCCCTGGAGGCGTCCTGTGCGGCGCGGAGGAAGACGCGGGCCCGGCGGAGGGCTTCGGTAATGCGGTTGGTGAGGTCGGCGTAGTACTGGGCGGATGCTGCGGTGATGGCGGCCTGGTGGCGGGCGGTCCAGGTGAAGGTGGCCTGGCGGCGGTCGGCGTTGCCGAGGAGGGTCCAGGCGCCTTCGCGGTAGATGAGGGGGAGGTCGGTGGATGCCCAGCGTTCGGCGAACGCGCCGGCCGACCGGGCGAACGCGCCCAGGGATGTGTTGAAGGCGGCGATCGCGGCGCGGAGGCGGGCTCCGGTGCCGGATGACCTGCCTGGCCGGATGCCGGCGAGGGCGTTGAGGAGGCGGGTCTGGGCGATGGTGAGGATGGACCAGGCCCGCTTCAGGCGGTCGACGGCGTCGGTGATGTAGCCGAGGAGGCGTTGGCGCAGGGTGCGGCCGCGGCGCCGTACGGGGGTGGTCATCGCCGGGGCCGTTCGACGAGGCGGGCGACGCCGATGTAGGTGGTGTCGGATCCGGTGCCGGCGGGGTCGTCGGGTGCGGGCGGTTCACCGGATTCGAGGAGGGCGATCTGCCGCTCGAGCGCTTTGATGTTCTCGGTGAAGGCGACGGAGACGACGCTGGACACGTTGACGCTGGCGGGCTGTTGGAGCAGGGCGGCCTTGCGCTCGTAGAGGACTTCGAGGGCTACGGCGCGTGCGGTGCCGAGGCGGGTGTAGCGGGTGTCCAGGTCTGCGACTGGTGTGGCCGTTCCGAGCTGGGAGAGCAGCCAGGCTTGGACGGGTGCGGTCAGGGCCATGGCCGGGTCCTCTCAAGGGGCGGTGAGGGGGTGAGGGTTGCGAGGGTGCGGGCCCGCCCGGTTGGCGCCCCCACCACGTGGGGGGCCCGCACCCTGCTATGCGCCGCTGTCGCCCTCGTCAGCGGCGTCCCGGCCCCGGGACCGGCCGGTCGCCGCGGTCTTCCGCGCGGCGGTCTTCTTGGCCGCCGGGGCGGCCGTCTCTTCCGAGTCGGGCTGGTTACCGGCGTTGGTGGCCGAGGCGTCGCCAGAGGCGGCGTCCGGGCCGTCGCCGGTGGGGTCCTTCGGCCCGTCCGGCTGCGGTTCGGCCTTCAGCCGGGGCAGCTTCCCGCCGACCCACGCCTTCGGGTTCGTCACCAGACGGGCCAGACGCGGCTCCGGGCTGGTACCCGGGGCCAGTTCGACCGTCTGATGCGTGTCCGGATCGCGCACGTACACCGTTGCTGCGAGTTGGGCGCCCATGGGTCACCACACCGTCGCAGCGATGTGGATGTCCGGGACGTACATGACCGGCAGCGCGGCCGCGGAGCCCTTCGTCCACACCTGCGGCGGGTCGTCCTGGTAGCCGCGGGTGACGACGATGCCGGGGGCCTCTTCCCGCTCGATCGACGGGTTC